AACAATAGCACCCTCACAAATTGTATTCACGTGATTCAATCGAGTAATGTGGGTGTGGGAACAAATGCACCCGGAGAAAAGTTACACGTTTATGATGGAAAGTTGCGTGTGGAACACTCCTCGAGTAATGCGACAGTGGAGTTTAAGACCACCGGTGGAACGGCAAACATATATGCGGATACAACGGGTAATGTGTATATAAATCCTCTCATAACCGGATCAAGAAATACAACCTTCCTCAACAGTAATGTAGAAGTCATAGGAGATTTCGCAGTCGATGGTGCCTTAGATCTAGGTAATCAGGTCGCTATTGGTCTGGAAGGTTCGACAGCTAACACAGCGCTTCACGTCAATGGTGGTGTCATCACAAACTCTGACCAAGTTGCTACAAAGAGATACTCGAATACATTTCCTATCACAGCCGGTGTTGGACAGGATGTAATTCTCACATTCGAAAAGGGGACATTCTTCGCTAAAGTCATTGCAGTTTTGAGGGAAACAGGAGATGTTTCCAACACGAGCACCATGGTTCTTGAGTTCTCAGGAGGCACCCATGATGGAAGTAACCCCACAAAAGACATCGCATTAGGTACGAAAAATATATTTGGAGCAGCTAACGAATATCCATGGAGTTCAAGTGTTGAGGTGGGGACGAGAAGTGTTAGACTTTTACCATATACGAAAGACCAAGTTGGAGTTGATTACAATTATGATATTATAGTTGAAGTCGTTACAGCGTGTAATGGGGGTCTCAAACGTATTTCAAATAATCTTACATCCGATTCTCAAGTAAATCTCGATAATGATACCGGTGGAACAATCACTCGATCGTCATTCACCTATTAAATTTACTACGAGGGAGTACCCCGCGGTAGATTCAACATTTACGCCCTGATGGAATCAGAGACGGCAAGCATCACCACGCCGATAATAAAAGCCATGATGACGTAATTCAATTCAGTTTCTTCACGACCGACGGGTGGTGCCTTTGCCACCTCCTCGGTCTTTGGCTCCGTGGCGACAACTTCCTGCTGTCGAACGGGAGGTTCTAAATCCTCCAGCGGACAATACGCTATCATTTATATAATATTAGAGATTAATTTCAGTCTTCTTTTTTCGTCGAGTCCTCTTGGGTTTTGAGGCACCCACATTGACTTCCTTGACTTCCCCACCTGTGGAGTCACCTGAGATGGAGATGATGTCAGAGAGGTCATCATCCTCGTCGTCTGGAGGAGAACCCTGACCGAGGGAAGTATTCATAGGGGGTGGAGGAGGCATCATAATTCCACCCATCAAACTGGAGATGTCTACCCCAGGTCCTTGCATTTCATACTGACCGTTAGTACCACCCACGGGGGCGTCAGCTGCGGATCCTCCAGGAGCGCGTGTGGTATTCTGAACCGCCGCCATCATATTCTTCACGAGGTCGGGGTTCTGCTTGATGACATCGTTCATATTGGGCATTACCGACTTGAACATGGAGTTGGTGAGGTGGAACATCATCGCTGAGCCACCGAGCATCATGATCAGCTTGACCTCTGGAGCGACGCTGACCTTCGAGCGATACTTCACGTAGAGCTCTTCAAATACACCATCGTAGTCGTCGACGTTTTCCATCACACTCTCAGACCAACCATCGAGCTGAATCTCAAAGGGGTTATACCTCTTATTGAGGAATTCGAGACCAGTTACACAGGCAATAAGCATACGCCTCGAAAAGCGAATGGACTGTTCCACATCTATACTGTAGGTGATGCGTTTCACCTCCGACCTGAGTTCTTCTACATTGGAATACGCATTCAGTCGCTTGTTAACTGCGAACCCCTTCTTTTCAAGACGTCCGAGTTTGTTAATCAGGTCCGCCTTCTCCTCGTCTATGGAGGTGTACCCCTTAGAGGGTTGTTCCGCCTGTTCACTTGGACCAGGACCCTGATCCATGGGTTCATCATCATCGTAAAGGTCCTCACCGTAGTCAATTTCCTCATCCTCACGAGGCTGTGCTGGGGCAGACTGCTTATTGGGGTTCACGAAAGCGTCCATAGCCTCTTGGTGAGGCATAGAAGACACAGGTCGCTGCATGGGTCTCTGGGGTCTAGGCACAGGTTTTGGGCGTGGAACAGAAATCTCAATCTCATCCATGAGCGCCTGTTCATCAGCATCCAATTTCATAACGGTCGTGTGACCTCTGTCGAGTACGATTTCTTCGTCCATCTACTCTCTGTCTAGAAACTAAGAAAATGTCTTTAACGCACTTTAAAAAAATATATGTCTATTATAAATGTTCAAACTCAATCGTAGCGATCGTAACGCCCTCATGGCCATCGCTGTGTTAATGATTGCCATCGTCGTTCTGGGTGTAATGAATGCGAGGACCATTAACTACCAACCCAGGCCAATTACCATAAAGGCCATCAGTGAGAAGTCTCTCTTCGATCTGAAGAGTGATCTCGAGTGCACCGCCGGTTCGGGTAAGAAGGACAGCCCCTACTCGGTTGGTCTTACCCCAGGTGGTCTCTGTGGTGCCCAAGAGCTTGTCGGTGAGCACGCCGGCTACGAAATTGCGGATGGAATCGGTGGATCTTTAATCTAAGCTATATATAAATGGCTCTCATCACGTCGCCAACAGATATTCCAGACCTGAACTATGAGTATCACACCATTACATTAGATACTATAGGTCAAGATAGTGCGAATACTTTCACTTGTCATCTTAGTCAGCCTCTAAAAAATGTAGTTCAGGCTAGACTTCTCGCCGCTCGTATCAACACAACTTCGGACACAAAGCACTGTTACGTTTCTATCAAGGAGTTGGACACCATCTTCTCTGACAGAGCTTCCAACGTCTACGAGGGACAACCTTCTCTGAGTGTACTTCGTAATTCTTTTGCGAGTCTCGTAAAGGATGAGGATGCCACCGTGACATTTAAAGACAATTACAACGTCGCAACACAATACGTTGATCCAATTCGTCGTATTGACCGTTTTACTGTGACTATTCGTAACGAAGATGGTGATACGATAGAACGTGCGGGTGCTAGTGACAAAAACTTTTTAGTTCTTCGATTCGTGTGTAGAAAACCAAACCTGTAATTTTTCTCCCCTTAAATTAGTATTACCATGTCCGCCGGTGTTGTTCAGTTGATCGCAATCGGTGCTCAGGATAAGTTTATCATGGGCAATCCCGAAATCTCGTTCTTCAGTTCAACCTTCAAGCGCCATGCTAATTTTTCACAATCCGTTGAAAAACAAACTATCCACGGAGCGGTGAAAAACAATTCTATGTCTAGTGTTCAATTCGAAAGGTCCGGAGACCTTCTCGGTTATGTCTATTTCACTATCGATGATACCAATCAGGCACTCGATACATCGAGTTGGAGTTCTATTATCGATAAAGTTGAGCTTCTTATTGGAGGTTCCGTTATTGACTCTCAAGATGCGATTTTTACAGAAAAAATAGCCATAGATACCTTTGCTCAGAATGTCTCACGGAGTTCGAACGGAACTCACCCAGGTGTGAGCGCTCGGTCTTACTTTTACCCCCTTCGGTTCTTTTTTTGTGAGGGTCCACAGTGTGCTTTACCTTTGGTGGCACTAAACTATCATAATGTAGAATTACGCATTTATTGGGGCTCTGCAGCTGCTAATTACAATGTAGAGTGTCATGCGAATTACTATTATTTAGACAATGAAGAGCGTGGTCAAGTTGCTACGCGCAAACACGACCTCCTCATAACACAAGTTCAAAAAAATGTTCCATCAAACTCTCTCGTTCAAGATTTGACGTTTAATCATCCTGTTAAGTATTTAGCGTCATCTGATACGACAACAAACGGTGCTCTTACGTCTCCTACTAATAAAGTAAAGTTGAACATCAATGGTCTTGATGTAAGTAACTATAAGTGGGGAAAACCTCACTTTATAGATGTTATGAGCTACTATCACACAAACTTCGTGACTTCCCCAGATTTCTTTCTCTACTGTTTCTGCCTCTCGACGAGTTCTCTTCAACCTACAGGCACACTCAATTTTAGTCGACTCTCTTCAGCTAAGATTATGAGTGAGTCTATGAATATCAATGACCCTATATACGCAGTAAACTATAACATATTACGTATAGACAATGGCATGGCAGGTTTACTCTATGCGAATTAAAATACCAATCTATATTAAATGGTCAAGAACTTACCGACGATCGAGCGGTCTACCAAGGTGCGGTTCGGAAAAAACACAACCGATGACCAGGCAGAAAACACCGTCGTTTTCAACGCATCGAATGAGGAGCTCACTGCGAACACAGCCAATGCGGTGTATCTGAGCCCAATTCGTTTGAGACCTGATTACGATGATCCACAGATTGTTCTTTTGATGTACAATAAAGTTACGAAAGAGATTACCGAATCTGGTGAAGCGGCGACCGATATTATCGAGACAACCCTTCAAGGTGCAACACTTCGTGGTAATGTAACGAGTAATGCCATGATTTTTTACAACAACACAACTGCATTTGTTACTACTGGAAATGTTGGTATAGCCAACTCTTTAGCATCACATACGTTGAGTATAGGTTCGAACTTATATGTTGATGACATTGGAGCTAATGTTCTGGTTGTAACCGGAAATGTGTCTGTCACTGGAAATTTAACCGTAAACGGTGGAACTACCTTAATCAAGACGGATAATCTCATAGTTAAGGATCCACTCATCGAAATTGGGCAAAACAATATAGTCAACGATACATCTCTAGACCTCGGTCTCATCATGACTCGTCCAGAATCGAATATAGTTGTGGGATACAGAGAAGTAAGTGATGAATTTGTAATAGCTTACACAGAAAGTAGTGCTTCAAGTAACACTATAACACCCATAAGTTCAGAAGATTTGGATGTACACATTTATGGTGGTGTATGGACAGAATCGAACGTGGGTATTAAAACAACCTCACCAGACGCCGAGTTACATGTTGTGGGTAATGTGTATGCCACATCAAATTTAACCGTCGATACGGATACTTTCCATGTAGATGCCGAGAACGACCATGTGGGTGTCAATACCAAAAACCCCGACGCAGAGCTTCACGTAGTTGGTAATGTCTATATAAGCTCAAATCTAAGTGTGGATACAGACACCTTCCATGTAGATGTGGAAGCTGACCATGTGGGTGTCAATACTAAAAACCCCGACGCCGAGTTGCATGTAGTTGGTAATGTGTATGCGTCGGCAAATTTAACAGTCGATACAGATACTTTTCATGTGGATGTGGAGGCTGATCACGTGGGTATCAATACCAAAAACCCCGACGCCGAGTTACACGTTGTAGGTAATGTATATGCGTCGGCAAATCTAAGCGTGGATACGGACACCTTCCATGTGGATGTGGAAGCTGACCACGTGGGTATCAATACCAAAAATCCTGATGCCGAATTACATGTAGTTGGTAATGTGTATGTGTCTTCGAACTTAACAGTCGATACGGACACCTTCCATGTAGATGCTGAGAACGATTCCGTAGGAATCGGGACTGTAAACCCCAACGCTAACCTCCATGTAGTTGGTAATGTATATGCTACTGCCAACTTAACAGTCGATACAGACACATTTCATGTGGATGCTGAGAACGACTCCATTGGAGTCGGGACTGTGAACCCCAAAGCCAACCTCCACGTAGTTGGTAATGTGTATGTCACTGCAAATTTAACGGTTGATACGGATACTTTCCATGTGGATGTGGAGAACGATTCTGTAGGAATCGGGACTGTGAATCCCACTTCTAATCTTCACGTAGTTGGTAATACCTACGTGAGCTCCAACACAACCACAGATGGTACTCTAACCCTAAATCACCCCACAACCGCCCTACTCACAGACCTCAACTCAAATGTTGAAGTCAAATTGAACCAGTTGGCGAACGTCGTCATTAACACAACAGATGTCGACGAATCCCTGAGAAGTGACCACGTCCTTGTGTATGATGGTGTCAACTGGGTCAATGAGTATCCAGCTCATAACTATATTAGAATTTACAACAATAGTGGCTCGACCCTGTACGCGGGTAATTCCGTTTACATCGTAGGTCATCATAACGCAAATCTTGTCGAAGTAGGTCTCGCAAGTGCATCGAGTGCTAGTACGATGCCCTCTATAGGTGTCGTCTACAATACGTCGATTGATCAAGGTGAACAAGGTGTCGCCGTAGCCTACGGTAAGGTGAATAGTATCGATACAACTGATTTCTTAGAAGGTGATACCCTCTACGTAAGTAATGTGGGTGCAGGTCTCCTTTCAAATGTCAAACCCTACAACACAAATCTGGACCTCATCCAAAATATTGGTGTGTGCACAAGATCTCATGCCCTGTCGGGAGCTATTTTCGTTACGGGTGTAGGTCGTGCGAATGATATTCCAAATGCCCAAATTGTTGCTGATGAGGGGGACATAAACTATGTATACGTCAATGATCAAAACAATGACCTCAAAAAGATTTTACCCTCTGGTCTCCTCACCCAACTTCAAACATTTGAACAGGTTTCCGCAGCTGGAAATGTGGTTTCAAATATCATGTCCTTCACTAATGCGTATACGAGTGTAGTGACAACCTCAAACATTAATGTGGGTTCGAACATCTCGGTGGCGGGTCTCGTGGATGCTACACACAAACATGTACCCATGGTGGGTCTCGATGGGTTCCTCGAAAAGTCTCCCATCTATTTCACAACTGGGGGTAAATATGTCGTGACCGCCGCCGAAGCTGAATTCTT